CGGTGGACATACAGAAAGTCAATCAAATGATATCTGGCATTTGATTTGCCGCCTAAGTCAAACGCCCGCCAGGTCGCATGCACCGATTTAGGCGGGTTAGGCATGCCCGATAAATTCATGTTGCGATCAGCAAAAATGCCTAAATTTTTGACGCCAAACAGGTAAACGCAATGGTCCACAAATAGTTTTGTGCCGGCACGAGGTTTGGCATGCACGGCGTCTTTGTTTCCCGTGTAGGGCCTAATTGTCATTTGCGCCCAAAGATAGGCGGGACTTGATCACCATTTTTGGGGCGTATTGAATTGCCTACGCTGTACCCAACAATTGTGCCAAGGATTCCTGTGCCGGCTGACTGGTCTATTTTGCCCATAGCCATTAAGACGGTAATACAGACCATAGCAACCAAAACAATAAGCGCTTTTGGCGGGTTAGTTATGTTCATGACGGCCCTATGTCCTCAACGATAAGCCTGGCTACGTTAGTTGCATTGCGGGTCAAGACCGGGGCGCCTGTCGTCGATGAGGTGATAGCAGCGCCTACGACGGTTACGGAACCAGCGGTGAAAGTACCAACATGCACAACGTTTAACGTTTGCGCTGAGGATACAGCTGCCGTGTTTTGGGCTATGCCTCTTTGTAGTTGTGTTCCTGCAGCGTTAGTCAAGCAAATTCTTAGGACGGTGTTACCGCTGAGGACTGAAGTTATGCCTGCCGCTGGTTCGTAGTAGGTGACTTTGTAAAGCCTGTTTGCTATAGCGGTAAACGTTGCCGTCATACCTGTCGCTATTGTCAAAGTTGTTGTCAAGGTGTAGTCCGTGGTGCTGCTTGACGACGCACATACGCCAAACGGCAGCCGATTTGCCTGGGCTGCTGTATAGACAGCGCCAGCGACAAACGTGACATTGGGGTTAATGGCCATGATTCGTACCTTACTAGACGCCTAGGCGGTCTGTGTCCAAGACACCAAAAACGGCGTCATCTAAAATAAAGTTGGCGTAATACGTTAACGGTGACATCAGCATTGTTATTGACGTTTGTTCAGGTGTGGCGTTGACGGTTATTTGTTCAGGCCAGTAATACCCGGTTGTAGACACGCCGCCTGGCGGTGTATACGACACTTGCACAAACATGTTGATAGAAAGCAGTTCGGCAAATTCTTGTAACGCTGTCTCATTTTGGGCGACGTCACTAAACGACAAATTAAGCATGACGGTTTCAGGGTCGCTAAATGCGTTTGCGTACCATTCCGCAGTTTCTGCAACTAAATTGCTTTGCGCTGTTGACGCAGTAAAAGTTCGCCTACCGTAAAAGAAAGCGCCGACATCTGCTGTTTTTGTTTCTGTTGACGCTGAACCTGTAACGGTTGCTTGCGTATAGAAAAGGTTGTTGCTGGCCGCCTCGACACGAACTAAATCTTGGTAGGCAATTTGTGTCGCTGAGGTAGTGCGCCCAAAAGTTAGAGAATTGTAGACAATTAAATCAAAGTCGCTTGGTTTTGTGTAAGCATTGTTTCCGCTGTCGCTTTGAAGTACGCCACGGTCACCAGCAATGATTTCGTTAATACGCTGGTTAGCGTTTGTAGTGAAACTTCCAACAGAAATGTCAACATCTGTGCCGTTAGAAAAAATAGGAATTTGCGGCAAGTCTGCAACTATTTCGTCTATCTGATTATTGACGCTGACCAAGCTTTGATTTTGGAAGTTTGCCATGCCCGCTTGAAGCATTGGGTCATTGAGGCTAACGGTCATAAGGCTGTTAATGCCCGTGCCAGGGTTATCGTCAAAAGTTCGTGAAGTAACAAAGCCTTCAAAAATTTGCCATAAGACGCCGCCAGTAGGTGTTGCTTCTAATCGTATGGTGTCGTTAATGGCAACATTGTTTTCTATGCCGCCATACGACAACATAGTAATGCTGGCGCTGTTTCCTGAATACGGCGACAACGGCGACGGACGGCCCTGGGTAAAACTAAGCGACCTCACATATTGCGTAATGTCTAAATTAGTTTGTGTTTCATTAACAACTTTCCATGTCAGTTTTGGCATTACATGTTCCGTATGTTTACCGGCACAGGGCCTGAAGTCCTGACGTACCTTTGCAAGGCTTGTACGACAGCGTTAGGGTCTGCGCCCTGCACATTGACCGTAATTAAGTTGCCTGTGCCAGCAACGCCGCCCATGCCTCGATCATTGCTAGACAAATCAGGTGCTTGTCTCATGCCAGGGCCTGAATCGTATATGCCTGGCGCTACGCCGCCGCCGCCGTCGTCCATACGGGGCAAGTCAATTTTGCCGATAGTCCCAATGTCGACGCCAGGAATAAAATTTAACCCTCGAATGATGACGTTGATACCTGTAATAAAAGCGTTGACCATAGTTTCAACATATTTTAGGATTCCGTTTACAACCAATCTGACTACGGTACGGAAACCTTCAAATTTTTTGTATGCCGCTACGACAGCGACCCCTAAAGCAATAATGCCTGCCGTTATTAAGACTGCAGGGTTTAACAGCATGGCGGCGTTTACAGCAAGAATTGAAATAGCGAGAATGCCCATGCTTGCAATAACAGCTGCCAGCAAAGTTGGGTTCTTTTCGGCCCATGCAGCAAATTTTTCAACGACAGGTTGCAGCTTTAACATGATTGGCAAAAACGCTGCACCGATAGATTCTTTAGTTTCGTCAAAAGCAATACTTAGTTTCTTCATGCCACCGGCTGCGGTATTTCCAGCAGCGACGGCTGCGCCACCAAAGTTAGTTTCCAAAGTCGCTAGGACTTCTTCAAGGCTTGCACCGTCCTTAATCATGGTTTTTAGTTCAGGTGACAGGGCCGCCAATGGTTTTATGTTGCCTGCAAAACCTTTAGCTAGGGCGTCAGCGGTACTAGCCAAATCAGACCCTGTTGCAGCCGAAACGTCTAAGGCAATGTCTAACAGTTTTTGCGCTTTAGTTAAATCTTTTGTGGCGACAACTAACGTTTTAAACGCTGGGCGTGCTTCATCATCTGAAACAGCGACAGACTTACCCAGGCTAGATATATATTCCTCGACACCTTTAATTTGTTTGTCTGTGGCTTTAGTGCTGGCTTTGATCTGACGGGCTAACGACGCTTGTGCAGCCTGGTCCTCAATGGCGGCTTTGACAGCGGAACCAATAACAGCGGTGACGCCAGCCAATGCAGCGGTAGCAGGGACAGCAGCTTTCTTAATGAGGAATTGGGCTTTTTGCCCTGCGGTTTCTAGATTCTTAAATTCTTTGATGGCTTGCTTAATGCCAACATCTTTAAATTCTGTAATCAGGGGAATCGTTATGCCAGCCATGATCAGTACCTTAGTTTCTTATTAGTTTTCTCGTTCACATAATCCACCAGCTCGGCAAGATTCTTTGTAACTTCATCTTCTTTGCTTTCGGCAGCAGGCCACATAGTTCGGGACGCTCGAGCAAAAAGGTCTAACTGTCGTGACAGCACGTTAGGGTTTTTTCGTCCTGCAATATCAAAAACGGCAGGGGCGATCTGACGCTGAGTCACAGTCAAAAACGCTGTCTTGCTAGGGCGTACTTGCACCTTGACGCCCTTAACAGCGACGCTTTGGGACCAGCCCGGCACGACTCTGCCCTTCTTCTTTCCCCAAGGGCGAACCAAACCTGACAGCGGAGCGTTTTTACCGTTGCGACTAGAAGCCTGAGTGAGTCGGGCCTGAGCGTCCTTCACTATCGGGTCAACAGCAAATTTGGCTTTAGACCTAAACTCTTTAAAGATTTCAGGCTCAGTCTTTTTAAGCAGCTGAACGGTATCTCGAATACCGATCACTTCGGCTTTAAATTGGACGCCCGACATGCCTGCTACTTCCTTTGGTCATTCATTACTTTAAAGACTGTAGCAAGGTCGTTATGCTCAAAAGGTATGTTTGGCGGCCAGTAGCCAGTTTCCACTAGCAGGACGGCTAAGGCGTAGCTGTAGTGGCCTCTGCGAAAGGGGTATCGGCCTCAGTATCTATGACCTCAAGTTGCGTCAGCCGTTTAATGAAATCGTCAAGGACCACGGGAACGACGACGCCGTTTTGCTGTAGTGCGGTATGGGCCATAAACGCTAAATCTTCCATGCCGATTCCGTCGCCAATTTTAGACGCTTTAGTTTTGAATCGGCGTTCCCAGGCAACAATGGTAAACAGGTTGGTGCTGATGTCTATGGGGCCGTCGCCCTGGTCTACACGTAGCG